TGGCGTTAGAGGATGAATTAAAAAAATTAGAGGGTGGTGCGGAACAATGAGTCTGCACACATATACAGAACGACTTGGATTCTCAAGTGACTTGAGTTGTCTGAAGCATTATGTTGACATCGAGGATATTTTGGATATACTGATAGACTGTGTGCCGGAGACACTTGAGGTAATACATGAGATGATTGAAGAGGCCGTGTATAACGACAAGAACATTGACGATGAATTGAAGGTGATAGAATGATGAACGACCACCAAGACTCAGAACACTTCATGGGAGTGCGTAGCGAGGATGAGATTCTCGACATGCTGGACAAAGCCGAGCGTAAGCAGAACCATCACTTGTATTACCTACAAAAAACTAATCAACTATTACCAAAGGCGAATAGTAAGCAACGCAGGATATACCACATGAGGAATTACAAAGCACTTGAGGGAGTGATAAAGACACTGCGCTGGTGCTTGGGTGACAAGGAGGTTGAACACCCATTGGAGTGACCGGAGGGTATATATACCGGCAACCCCAATATAGAAACAAGGAGAGGAATGATATGAACATATTTGTATTAGACGAAAACCCCATAGCAAGTGCTATGATGATAGACGACAATAGATTACCTAAAATGGTGACGGAGACAGCACAGATGCTTGCGTCTGCGCTGATTAGACACGGTGCTACACCGGACTCTATGCCACTCACCAAAGCAGGGACACCATACAAGGGAGGTTATCACAATCACCCTTGCACAGTATGGGCTGGCGATTCGCTGGGCAACTTTGCTTGGCTGATGACTCACGGCTTGGCTATGGCGCATCAATACGAGCGCCTGTTTGGTAGGCGACATGCTTGCGATACCGCCATGAGACACATGTTAGAAAACCCTGCGATTGAGAACATGGGTAGTGATAAACTAACCCCATTCGCAAGAGCGTTTGACAAGCAAAACAAAAGCCTTGACGAACTGTATGACGAGGAAAAATATACTGCGGTCGAAGCGTATCGCATATACTACAAGACCAAAACAGATAGCCCGAAGGGCATCAAATACGAGCGTGTGCCGATGCCCGATTGGTTCAATGACGAGAAGTATATTTACGGAGTAAAGTATGGGGTGGGCGCATGAGAGCGATGGTGAAGATACCAAGCGGATTAGAACCGCAACCCCCACCAACTATAATTGAGGGTGACGGGGATGCTATCGTGGTCGCTCGACTATTGTTAGATGCTGATAATATTATAGAGCATAAGATAGCAGAACATGTGTATGTTTATACGCATGAACAGGATGGAACTTACGAATACAATGAGCGATTAGCCTTTGTATGCGAAAAAATATTCGGAGTATTGACGGCACTTGAGGGTGAAGTCTGTATTCTGATAGAAGATGGGGCGGAGGAACACTTATTAAAGTGAAGCCCCCATAGTAAAAACAGGTGAGAAGCATGGAAGATATAATGATAACCGAAACAGGGCGAGCGAAAGCGATATACGATGAACAGAATGACCGATGGGAGGTCAGCATATTCGCTAATGAAAGAAGCGATTTGCGAAAAGTGCATGATGAGATAAAGGAATACTGCCTATCTAACGGTATGAGGTTTGGAATACTCCAACAAAAAACCGTAGCAAAGGGCAAGCCCGAGATAATTAAAGTGCCTAACCCATACCACTACGACGAGGATTTGATGGAAAAAATTAAAAATATGTCGGAGGGTGAGGAAAAACGACAACTCATTCAGTTAGTTTTGCGAACTCATGACGAAATTGAAAAACCTACTACCGAATGGTCGGCAAGGTGTTTAGTATGGAGGAATCCAAATGAATAGGACTATCATAACCTGTGAACACTGTTGCCAGCCTTGTGTATTACACAGGGAGGGTGATGTGGTTAGGATTTTTGCACCTTGCGGGTGTCATAGAGGGGGTGTTTTGAATGAAAAAGTATAGTGAATATTTAGCAGAACAATACATACCAATGACCGCAGAAGAATTGAAAAACCTAAAGGATAATTCAGCCGAGAACGACTTGCTCAAGGAGATTATGTATTTGCGAAGCGTGTTAGCCGAGTGCTACATGTGGATGGGGCGAAAGGTTCATAGTGGTTCAGTGACTAAGAAGTATCAGTGGGCCATGAGGGAGTGCCACCGTATTAGACAGGAGGATAAAGAATGAGTGAAATTGTTCGACAGACCATCGTGTTTGCTGACGGTAGCATGTGTATCATGGTGCGCCAGCCTAACGGCACAATGAAAATAGAATGGAGGAATAGAAATGAAAAATGAATATAGAAGATTGCTTGAAGAATTGAACGACATACTTGAAGGCGGTGATGTATCGCTGGACTTCGAGGATATGCCAAGCGCAGGGACTACTCTCCTAATCATATCGGATATTGTAGGCAACGCTTTGCGTGACTTGGATGAGATAGAAAACTTTTGGAGTAAAATTAAGGGGGCGTTTGAATGAGTAGGCACTTGGTCGAAGCATCAAAGGCTTTACTCAAGTATGTCCGTGTGACTAACAACGGTATGATACCGATTACCTTGATGAATGAAGCAAAGATAATTGAGGACAGTATCACTGAGGCTGAATTACAGGACATATATTGGGACATACAGTTAGCGGAGGCTAAGAAGTATGAAGAAGAACGAATGAGAATCGAGATGGGTGATGTTCTGTGATGAAGGTCAGAAAGTTTATCGGGGGCTACGAAAGCCCGAGAGGAAAACTCTATGAGTTTGTAATGGCTGAGTGCGAGCGTTGTCAGATAGAAGGTATGCTTACAGGCACACTGAAAAAAATCGACACTCATATGGGTGTCAAAAAGGTTTATGACATACGACCGCCTACCATCTATTACAAGGAAGATGTTGACGGCTATCAATACGATGCCATGTGTGGCTGGTGCATATCAGACACTCACGACATGCAGGTCAAGGAGGCTAAGGCGGAATCTTGATATACTGCCGTGTATAAAGATTTAATCGGGGAGGGGGATTGAACCTTCGGGTTCGGTATTTCCTCAAAGTTGGTTGCTTGCTTCGTTCCTCGCTTGCCCCCTCCCCACCAACTTTTTAGGTGATTAATATGAGAAGAAGTAGTAAATTTATTTTTGCAGATGAAGTAGCACGAATGTTGATTGAAAATCCGAAGGGGTTATCATCATACGAGATATACAACAGACTCGTTGATAACAACTTCAAGTGGTTGCCGTCAAGAAACACGATTGGTTCTAAGTTGAATGCAATCGCTGGGTTCGAGGCAATAGGGTTAACCACAGGGTATTCTCTAAGAACAACAAGAGATGTGACCGTATGGACACTGAACTTGGACAAATTCAATACTTGGAGGTATGGTGATGCTCGGTGAGCCAGCCATAATATGCTTGAAGGAGATTGAATACACTACCACACACCCATACACTCGCAATCATAGAGGGGAGTGGGTGCAGAAACCCTACATCGTGATAAAGGGTAGGTATAAAACCTATACTTTGTTAGGAAAAAAGGTTATGTGGTCGTATTTTGATGCACTGTTTAGCAACAATCCGTTGCCAAGACAGGGTGTTAATGATGATATATTCTCTCCCGAAACCGATTCACCTTCGCTTTATGCCTTGCTGAATGACTTCACTAAGGAAAGTATAGCAGAAGGGACTGAGTATCTGATAGCCTACCATGTTGAGGGTGACATTACTTATGTCGAGCCTTTCAATCAAGGTATTGTCACTGACATAGAGATGATGTATCACTATCTAAAGAGTGAGGGATTAACGCCCGAGAAAAAACCATTCTTGTATAGAGGTAAGACACAATCTATCAGACCGTGTGTATCGTTTGATTACAACGGGTGGGAAATACAGTTTGTTGACATAGGCACTCGCTGGTATATACGAGGCGAAGGTTTCGGCTCAACGGGCAGAAGAATAGGGCTTATTACGCCCGAGAGTATTCTCAAGTCAAAGAAAAATGATGTAGCGAATGCTTTCAAACGAGCGTTAGGATATGCTGATAGCGCCAAGCCGAGTAGTATGGATTGGCCTATCACCGCACCACGATTACCAAGTGGACTTAAGACGCATGAGCAAGACCGATTATTAGTAAATAGGAGGTTGAGTATATAATACTTCTTGTATTAAGTTAATTAAGTTTAGAAATTTAAACTTAAATAAACGCAATACAGAAAGCCATAACCGCTAATTAAGTTATTATGTCTAATATGTTTATCATTAGGCCACTAATACTACTTAGTTATATTATAGTTATATTATTAATTTAATAACTTAATAGACTAAAAAACTTAATTCGGCATATTGGGATTCAGTATAACGATTAATTAAGTTTGAGATTCTAAACTTAATTAACTTAATTCGGTAAGTATTAAATACTGACGAGGGATTGGTGAAAAATACATGAGAACAAACAACGGAACAATTGACCTATATCATAGTGAACCGCTACCAAAGGTGGACAAGGTAATAGTATTCGCAGAAAACGAATTTGGCCTTGCATCATTGATGGCAGTTAGCACTATTGTAGGAGAGCGAGAGCCGGATGCAGTAGGACTATCTCATCTGTTATCAGAAATGGGATTCAATTCTGCACCCGACATGAAACCTATCGGCTGGGAAATATTTTTTGAACAGGGTAATGACGAAACCATAGCGTATGTAATGGTGACTAATTGGCCTACCATTCAGTTATTCCCACCCGAGCAGACAAAGACTACATGGATATACACATATCCGCCTGTTAGAGATTTTGTTGAACTGATGAAAGATAATGGGGCAAAGGAGTTGCTATACATATCAAGCACTACTATACATGAAGCGTTAGACCCCGAGTTATTTGAATTACTATCTCCCAAAAAGACCAAGAGTTATGTCTTTGGTGGCGATAGAAATACAAAACATAATTTATTCTTTACTCCGCCGACATGGTTATTCCCATACTTGGCGCACCACATGGACTACGACCACAGTGAAATTATTCTGTCGGGTTGTGAGAATGGCGCTGAGATTGACGAAGAGGCAGGTTGGACTTTGACTAAGTATCTTTCGACTGTTATGGGCGAGAAGATTAAGAAACCACACTACAATAGGGTGGTAAAAAAATTCAAACAAGAGGCTGAAAAACAGGCTGAGATAGAGGCTGAACTTTTAGAGGCGCTTAAGACGCACGAAGAAAAGGGGACTGTCTCTCCGAATGAGAACATGTGGGGTTGATAGTATGAACATTTTTGACACAATGCGAGAATATGTAAGCCGTAATCATTACATTGATGTTGAAGATAAGATACCTGTATTCCTGTGTTCGATAGGCACTCACATATTCAACGGTTTGAATAAGTGTGGCACTTGTCCGTTTGTTCCAACCGGAGAAGAGGGTGCGTTTGCCATAGACTCTTGTATTCTAAGACACGATAAGACCCCTCTATACACTCCTATGAGCCATGTAGCAGATACTCGGCTACATATCCTTATGCGAGGTATGAAAGGCTCAGGAAAGTCCGTTCTAATCAATTTATTTTTAGCGCCCGGAACGGGGCTACTAAATAACCCATTGAATGCTGACATAGGTATGGCATTTAGAACTGACATTGGCCCGAACTCTATCACAGAAGCGGGTATGTTTGGCTCGGTCAATGAAGAAGGTGAAATCATGGGCAGACCTTTAGCGAGGGAAATGTGCGGTGGCTTCTTAGGCTTTGAAGAGTTTTCATCACTTGTTGATGCTGGTAAAAAAGACCATAGCACTGACATGACTAACCAACTTCTGACAAGCACCGATAACGGTCGAGTTAGAAAGGCTATGCGAGCAGGTTGGGTTCAATACACAACACGCTTTACTCTATGGGCTGGGACTCAGCCCGGTCGTTTTGAGATGGAGTCGGGTATGGACAGAAGATTCTTTATCATTGATATTGACATGAATCCTAAGAAGGAGATGGAGTTCAAGAAAGCACAGGCTAAACAGGCCAGCATGACAAACATGGAAAGGCTTGAGTTGGCTGACATGGCTTTGAAAATAAAAGACTTCTTTACTGAGAGGGCTATGGAGGTTATCATGAATCCACCGACAGGTGTTAGGTTCGATGAGGCGCTGAACGAGTGGCTACTAAAGCCCGAAGTTCGTAGTCACGAAGCCGACCTGTTCCGAAGGTTGGCTTTGGGATATACAATAATGTCGCCCGACTACGAAGGTGGCGACTTATTGTTTGTCGAGATGACAGACCAACTACGCAGTATCTTAGACTCAAGTTTGGAGATGAGGCGTGGAGTAATGGAGTCCGACATAAACCTAATCAAGACGGCCTTTTGGAATACTGAATTGACACGCACTAATCTAATCAAAGAGGTAGCGAGAATGATTACGCCCGGAGATTACCAAGCGGCGAAGCGTTGGGTCGAAGATAATCTTTTAATACAGGCGTGGTATAATGAAGAACGCAGTAGCGCAAGTGGTCGAGGCCGACGGGGCGTGAAAGTATTTATCGGATATATGGAGGATGATTAAAATGAAAATGAGAAAACCAGCGTGGCGAAACGCCGCCTACGAATACATAAAAGAAAATGGGCCATGCACCACAGAAAGATTGCTTGAGTCTATGAAAACTAAGCAGGGCAGACTGTGGAACTTAAGCCACAAAGCACCTAAGAATGCAAGTGGCGCATCACAACTACTAAGAGTTGACCCGAGATTCGAGGGTAGGTGGGTTAAGAAACAAGTGCATGGCGCAGACGGCTCGAGTATGCAGAACATGGTAGTCAGTGTGTATAATGTAATGGAGTGGAGGTTAGCAGATGAAGAGTCGCAGACAGATACAGAATAGACTGAATGATGAGGTTGATAGCACAGATTTTCTATCTGCGCTTGAGTGGGTGCTTGAGCCTATCGGTTGTCCTATGTGTAATGTAGGTAATCGCAGGGAGTTAGAAGTCAAGGTTCACAGGGGAGAAGTCACTCCGACTTTTCTCGAGACTAAAAGCCAATGGCCTGTCGGAACGGTGATGAGCCACATGGATGAACACCTTGAGTATGACCCAGCAGAAGCGCAACACATGGAGAAGATGCGTGGTGAATCTATATCCACACTTAATGTAGCGGAAGACTTAGCCCAGCGTCTTGTGTCTTGGGTAGGCGAGTTAGAAACTCGTAAGATAGAAGAAGGGCTGACTTCTGAGTGGATTGGTGATGCGACTAAACTACTTAATCAAGGACAAGGTTTCCTCAAACTAATCGGCCAACTCAAGAAGGAGATTGGTGTTGATTCCCAACTACTACTCGCTGACCGCAAGGTTGAGAATATGATGGGCATACTTGTTGATGTCCTCAAAAACGAGCCGTTGTATTTAGACCAAATACAATTACGCTTGGCTACACTAACTGCGCCAACAAACCACATACAAGAGGCTGACTTCGAGGTAGTGGAAAAGGATGAGGCGTAGGTGTAAAAGCAAGGGTTGTAAGGCCGAACTAACTGACCCGAGCAAGGGTTATTGTAGTCAACACATTTATAATGTGGAGAGGCTCAACGACACTGTGCAGTATTTACTTAGGAGGTATGAAATTGAAAAATTGGAGAACAAAGTCGAAGAACATGCTGAACACTCGGCCGATATATGAGCATGAGTTTCCCAAGTTAGCGAAGGCTATGGTCGAAGATGGACTAACCTTTAGAATTGTTTCTAAAGGTAATGGTTATCAGTGGCTTGTTGCTGATTATGAAATCCCAGCAAAGAGTGTAAGTCAAGTGTGGGGATTAACCCCGCATCAGATGAGAAGATTCATTGATTGGCTACTTGCTGGTGGGTATATGGAGTTGATACAATGGGAGTAATTATATTTACAAATGACGACAAGAATTATCGAAAGGGCAATTACATTAGTATGTATGGCGACATTACAGTTTCACCATCAGCACCCGACACTACATTTATTTTACATAATGTTAAGTTCACTGAGGATGATGTATTGTATTGGTCGCCTATTGTGTCCTACCGCATGGTAGTTGTAGTTGACAGACCGCCTAAATTAAGCAGTAAGGTTGACGACTGTGTAATCATAGACCAAAACCTAAAGGTTGCTGACACTGATTATTCAAGGGCTATTCGTGCTGGCTTGTGTTGGGCTGACAGGGATAGAGCATACACCGCACTAAAGCCTATACCACTACCGCTACTAAACGCATTTGTCAAAGTTAATATCGACTCTATGCGAGTAGGTAGGTTGCTCGCACAGTGCCGATATACTCTCAGTGACGACTACACAAGGGCGGTGTTGGCCTACGGTATTAATCCCGTTTCTAATTTTAAGTGGCCTAAGAAGGCAAACAAGAATGATTATATACTGCCGAGTGACATGAGGAAATCAGACAAGCACTTAGAGGTAATACTCAACAATGATACCGTCGTATCTAATGCTATTCGTAGGGATAGCCCCGAGATATTACCAAAGGGTTTGCCTAAACGAAAACAAGAGGCGATAGAATGGCTATGAATGTATTATTTGTGTATGGAACACTAAAGCGAAACTACCACAACAACGACCTGTTGGGGGATTCCCAACTATTAGGAAACTATGAGACACTACCTCGCTGGGGTTTAATCTCATTGGGTTCCTTTCCCGGCATGTTGCCCGGCAACAAAGCCGTGAAGGGTGAAGTGTATATGGTGGATGATGAAACCTTAAAACGAATTGACTTACTCGAGGGTGTGGCTCACGGACTATACTCACGCAGAATGATATGGGTTGTTGACCCTTATACTTTGGTAAAGCGAGAGGCATACGCATATATTTACAATGATATTATACTAACACCTGCTTCTGAAATGATGGAGTCGTGGGATTAATGCTAACCTTTTTTCTTATAGGCGTGATGTATTTTGTATTAAGCGGTATAATAGAGGGTCTTAAAGTGCCTTATCACTTAGGTAATCCTAAGTATGAATTTTACTACTTATCTGAAAATAGTGGCGATAGTTTGGACATGTCGCAAGCGGCTATGTTTATGAACATTGACGAATGAGGATAAAATACCAAATACTCATAAGTCACTTCATGTCGGCCAATAACAACAACAAGCGTGTCCGACGAGCAATAGTGGAAATATTATTGAATCATGGGCCATGCACTCGAGAACAGGTAGCAGAACATCTGCAAACCTACAAAGGTGTTAAGAATGTTCCTTCTGCCAATTCTATTTCGGCTCTTATGTCGAAGAATCCACAGTGCGTTATTGTCGGTCGTCAGAAAGTGGAAATGACTAATGGTATTAATACTCATCACATGTTGTTTGATATTGACCGTGAGGTAATCAAGTCAAAGGATGATTTGATATTCACAAGACCAATATCTGTTATGACACCTACCGAGAAGGAAAAGGCGGTGCAGTGTAGTCATTGTGGTAGGACAAGGATAATGCCTACCGAAGAAGTCAAGTGCTTATCTTGCCTTCGTAAGTAATATATACTGACGATAACAAGTATATATTCATGAAGGAAGTATGGGCTACGAAGCACAGGCCGAATTGTCTCGAAGATTTCGAGGGACAGGAACATATTGTATCTGAGATACGAAGTATCATTGATGGTAATAGCGGGATGCAACACTACATATTCTATTCTCCGCAACCCGGAACAGGTAAAACCACATTGGCTCATATCTTAGCCAATCAGTTAGGGTATCAGATTCACAAGTATAATGCTTCATCTAAGCGCCAGCGTGGTATCGAGTTTATCGAAGAGGAACTTGCACCTATGACAAGGCTGGGTCAGTATGAAACAATTTATTTCTTGGATGAGGCAGACCAACTGACACCTGCGGCACAGTCAGCACTCAAAGGGGTTATCGAGGACTCGCAGGGGTTCTTTATACTCACCTGTAATGACCTAAGTAAAGTCAGCCCTTGGCTTCAATCTCGATGCCAAGTGAGAGTGTTCGAGCCTATTAACGACAGTGATATGCTTTACAGGCTACATAAGATTGATGCGACAGAAGGTTTCAACAGTCCTACCGATGCTCTTGATGCGATAGTCAACGCTAACAAAGGTGATTTGCGTAATGCAATCAACGCATTACAAGCGTATCATTCTATTCCCGAAGCAGACAGACAGGCATTTTTGCTACGCATAAGTGAACCTCCTGTTGATGCTCAGAAGATACTTACTCTTTGTATGAAAGAACAGAATGTTGAGGATGCCGTTAAGTTAATGGGTTCTTCTAATCTAAGACAAACAATAGATGCCGTATTTAGATACGGAATTGATTCTCCCGCTAAGGCTACCAGCAAACTAAAGTTGGTCGAAGCCGCAACCCAAGCGCACCGTGATTTACTCATGGGCGTTGAGTCCCACTATGTAGTGTGGGATTTTTGCCGGAGGTTGGCATCGTAAAGCATATATAGTGGCGAGAACAACGATAAAATAGGTGATAAAATGGATATAGACCAAATGATAAACCGAATAAGCAAGAATGTAGGAACGACAGAAGAAGCACTACGCTCTCGTATGGAGACTGTGTTAGCGGAGAACCGCAACACATGGCTGGATGCTGGTAAGAGTGAGGATGATTGCAGTTTGAATGCACTCAGAATTGCTGGCAGACAAATTAAGAGTGAAGGCGAAAGACTAAAGCGCAGTGGTGCTACACTATACGAAGGAATGTTTGTAAGTGTTCCACGCTACAAAGATTGGGCAGACTTGGCATACAAGAAAGCGGCTGGCACTATTAGTCAAGGCATCGAAACTGTAATTGAGTCTTTAATCGAAGAAGGTAATGTAATTCTGTATGAAGATAATAACGACGGCACTTTTACTAAGAAGTATAATCCTTCTTTGGCACAGAAGTCCGAGTTCCAAAGTGGCATGGCCGAAACTGAGATTAGTGAACTACCAAAGCACACATATGATGCTGGCAACGGTGTTCACTTTCACTTAGTATGGGATAAGGTTAACCCTCAATTCCCATCCGGTGACGACAATTGGAAATACGGAAAACCACGACCGTTAAGCGAGAAGGATAGAACATGTATGTTCTTGGGCAGACCGCAGGGCAGTAATGACGATGTAAGAATTATCTCTATGAGATTTAATGGTGCGTTGGCAGAAGAAAATTTCCCTGCTTTCGTAGCCGGAACTATACCTATGCGCCCAGCAAGAAACGCTGACTTAGCATACGGCAAAGCGGGTGTATCTTCTTTCACAAGGGATGATGCAATTCAATCAATCTTTAGCGACTCTCCCGACAACTTGGTTGCTGGTCTTAGCCAAATCAAGACTCTTGAGAATGGGCTACAAGACATCGAAGCGTATGTCAACTCTTTGTCTGACAAGGAACGCTGGGATGCTTTAGCGGCGGCTATTGTTGAAGTAATTCACATTGACCCAAGAGACAACGGTGGCTACATTATTACAACAGGCGATTTGGATATTATGTCCACTGCTGGCACTGTTGACATATATGTTCCTGCCCAACAAGAATCACTTGTTGACTTCTCGGTAGGTAGCACACTGATGTTGGTAGGCTCTCCTTACATGAGCCGTGATGGTGAAGCAAAACTATCAGTGACAGGCTGGTGGTGCGCTGAATCTTTGGTTGCATCAACACCGGAGACTTCTGACGACGGAGGCTGGGACTGATGGCGTGGGCGCAATCAACTGCTAAGACGGATGCACCGCCTCGAAAAACATTCGGGGTCGAGCATTACCGTCAACTATACAGTCAGAAGCGTGAGGCGCTTGCGCCTATACGCATGGCGTTAGTGGGCAAGGAAAACACTGCTAAGACAGGGTTGGCTACCGAGTTAGCCCTTGCTCATACTGACAAGGATATTGTAATCATTGACTGTGACAACTCAGCGCAGAACACTGTTGACTATCTAATATCAGCAGGTAAAGTTAAAGCAGACCGCATTAGAATTATCCCCATTATAGATGAGTTAGACGATGCTATGTGGAATGATGATAACACTACTAATTGGATGGCGGTAGTTGACAAGATTGAGTGGTTCGCATCCTTCTTAGGTGAAGATGAAGATGTTGGCGCAGTTATCTTTGATGGTGGCTCAACCTTCCTTAAGTGGTGTGAGTTTGTAATGACAGACAGGTTGCTAAGGCGTGGTGTCATACAGGACAGTGGTGACGGATTCAATCAGAAGGAGTGGCGAGAGCGCAACAGTATATTCAAGGGTGTCCTTGACAGACTAACTGCGCTACCAATCCCATATATCTTCTATACCTTTCACTTGAAAGACCAAAAGCAATACATGGATATTGGCGACGGGACTAAGGCGCTAATGAAAGTGGGCGAAAAGGTCGATTGGGTCGATGGCACACAACGCTTCGTGTCCCAACAGGTATGGCTAAAGCGTTATACCAAGAAGGGCGATAAAGCGGCTGGTGTTGAGGCTGACAAGACTCTTGGGGACAATGAGTTTGCTATTCGTGCTAAGATTGAAGAAATGAAAGGTCGCAACATGGAACACTTAGGCAAGACCTTTGAAGTTCTAAATGTAAAGGACAGTAAAGTTGAATGGAATGGATTACCTTTGGAGTGGAAAACATGAAAGAGGTAAGCGATTTTGAGTTTAGGGCGTTGCGTAAGCAGGTCGAAAGGCTTGAGTCCGAGTTAGATAGAATGTATGACCGCTTAGTTTCCTACAACAAACTGTGGTCTGCGGTTCGTGAACTACAAGATGAACAAGGTGGCATCTTAGTGCATGAGTTATTAGAAAGGGATATGGTGAGACAATGAAAGCGCCTCGAGATTTGTTATTACAGTTGCTAAATGTGACTAAAAGGGAACAGGCTATTAACGGTAAGACTCAGCCCCAAGTAGCGGGTTGCGTCCTGTCGTTAAAAGACAATAGGGTTTCGACTACAAGCATTGTAAAGGATGGGAAAACAAGTCTCTCACGATTCTCTTTTGTGTGGGAACAAGACGGGGAGGAACTAATTCCTGTGCCGGATATTGATAGACTACTTGGTGTCCTAAAATACCATGCCGATGTAGTCACTCTAAGCCACAGTAAAGAGTCGGGCAAAGTTCTCGTAAAGTCCAAGAACAAACAGACTACTTTGGTAGGAGGGCTTGATTCTAAGGCTTTCGCTAACAGTCAGCAGACGCTACTTGAGTGGCATAATACTTCTGTCGAAAGAGCAAAGCAGATTGACCCTACTAAAAGGTCATACAGAATGCAAACCGGTGCTATTCGCAACCCGTTTTATTCGATACAATTACCAGCAACCGAAGTGTTTGACGCACTAAGATGTGATGGTATAAACGGACAGAAACTAAACCGATACACATTTGCTGTTAAGAATGAGTCACTATCGGTGTCTGTGGGCGACCACTTCAAAGGACTAACTGAGAGTGAGTTAGGTAAAGCCACTAATGTTGAGGACTTTACTGCTACCTTTGAGGGTGGTCTTGAGAACATACTCAAGCACTACACTGATATTATGACCTTATCCTTCTTGGATTTTACAGAAGAAGGTCAAGGTATTAGGTTAATGCTATCCTTTGCTAACGGTGATTGGGTATTCCAAGCGGGTGTTATCACATGAGTTATTCTAAGTTAAAATACACTACTCCAAAGGGCATTACCTTTGAGCAGTTTGAACAAGTGCTTGAGGTTGATGTGTTGAAAAAATATATGTATTCCTCAAAACGCAACAGAAGGCTTAGATATTTGTATGCTTGCTTAGTTTATTTTGATATGGAAGAAGGAGTAGGATATACTTCTGAACAGTTAGTTGGCATGGCGGTTAAATATAATGCCATAGGTAATTCCGCTTTATCTGTATCAATACAAAGCGTAGGTCAGCATATGACGAGACTATGCCATATGGGTGTGCTTGAGTATAATACAGTAGCAAACAAAAGATGTTATTATAAGGTGATATAATGAAATATAAATGTAGTAAATGTGGACATGAAGAACACGGAGAAAGAACTAAAGAATACCAAAACAAAGATTGGCTATACGAACAGTATGTGACTAATCGCAGGTCTATGAAGGACATAGCAGACCAATGCGGTGTGTCCTCTATGGCTATTCACAATTGGCTTATTCGTTTTGAAATCAAGACGAGAGGTAGGGGTGTTCGTTCCGGCTTGTTTGATATATGAAACATAGTGAGAACTATTATATACTGACGAGCCATACTTAATAGTATGCAAGTGACACATATTGGTGGTAGGAAAGTAGCAGTGAGAAGGCGTGACCCCGAAACTCTTGAGCGTATTCAAGAGGTTATCGAGGCATACCCTTACTGCTTTACTCCTACCGAGAAGTTAAACGACACATACGGATTGGTTAGAGTCGAAGAAGGCTTTGAAGGAGTCTATGGCACTGAATTATCCAAAGTATATTTTAGAAACGAATACGACCGCAGGGATTGGGTTCGTGGTAATCATACATGGGAGGGTAGTATGCCCTTTACTAACCAAGTTTTGATTGATAGGCTAAAGGACAATGAGCCTTATCCTAATTATGAACACAGGATTTGGTATATTGACGGCGAGTGGAAAAAAGAATCTGAGGAAATAACTATCCTCAGTGCTTACGATTCTTACACAGGTAAGATGTTCACTTGGCTACAACACCCCGATGTTGAAGCGGGTATG